GTTAAAGGTAATCCTTTTACAATGAGAGCAAGTACTTTAGATCAAATGAAAATTGCTCAATCTCGTTTTGGTGACAACTATAATAGAGAAAGTATTGATATTTCTAAATTCAATCGAAATGAATTAGAAAACTTTTTGAAAGAAGAAGCTGCCTTTGTTACTAGAGATGTAGTGCCTAACTACGCAAGAGTTCCTACAATTGTACAAGGTTTAAGAAAACTACCATTGGGTAACTTCATTGCTTACCCCGCTGAAATTATTAGAACTACTGGAAATATTGTTGGGCGATCTATAAAAGAAATTGCTAGTGATAATCCAGAACTTAGAGCTAGAGGAATTGAAAGATTAAGTGGTGTTACAGCCATGACAGCAGTATTGCCTGTTGGCGCTACCAAGTTAGGCATCTCTTTGACAGGATCCTCAGAAGATCAATTAGATGCTTATCGAAGATCTTTTGCATGGCCATGGGATAAAAACTCTACATTGATACCTGTAAAGACAGATAAAGATGGCAATGTTCTTGAGGTAATTAATGGTTCTTATACTTTTCCTTATGATTATTTATCTCGCGTAGCATTTGGTGTTCAGAATGCAGTTGATAATGGAGTGCGTTCTGAAAAAGAATTAAACGAAATTGCATTGGACATAATGGATACTGTTGTTTTAGATTTCTTTAAACCTTTTTTTGGCGAGTCAATGGTTACTGAAAGGTTATTAGACTTAGGAGCTAGAGGCGGTAAAACTCGATTTGGCACTTCTATATATGAAGAAGGAGATAATATAGGAGAAAAAGCATGGGGAGGAATTACCCATGTTGTTAATGGATTAATTCCACAAATGTCTCCAGTAGAATTTAACCCTCAAATATCTCCATTTGAATCCTTTGATGCTATAGGTGGCTTTGGAGATCCCACTAGATCTTTCAAGCTTGGCGATTTACCCCAGTCAGTTTTAGTAGAAAGCAATTTAATTGATCCTAAATACAGAGTTTCCGAAAGAGGTAAGCAGTTAGACTTCTTTAATGAAATGGGACAAGCAATGTCTGGTGTTAAGACTGTTAAGATGGATATTGAAAGAACTCTAGGGTATAAAGCTGAAGAAGCTAAAGCTCAGATTCTTGAAGCTAACAAAGATTATAGGAATCTAAAAAAAGCGTATGGTCCTCGTATACCAGAAGAAGCATTAGCTGCTTACAAAAAGGCAAATGAAAAAAGATATAAAGCACTTAGAGATTTATCTGTAGCAGTAGATGATGCTAGATTATTAGGAATGCAAGATCCTTATATTGCTAAAGTATTAAAAGACGCAAAGATTGCTGATTGGCGATCAGTATTTAATCACAAGTACATTCCTTATGTTCCTCCTCCATCTGTTTATGTTGATGCTTTTGAGGCAGAGGAAGATAAAATTAGAAATGTTATTCCTGTAGAAGATATTAAAAAAGAAATGTTAAAATCTTATAATCAGCAACAAACTTTCCCATTGCCTCCTCCAAGGCAACCAAGGCCGCAGCCACTACCGGAAAGAATAAAGCAAGAAGTCCCTTCGTTATTTAATCGAGCTGGTCAGGCATTGAGAGATGTAGAAATAGATAAACTCATGGGTACAGATTGAGATTCAAAAGAAAGTCCAAGTACAAAGCAATCAAGGTTGAGTACGATGGCATTGTGTTTGATTCCAAACTAGAAGGCGCTCGATACAAGATCCTCAAAGCATTAGAGAACAGTGGCCACATTACTGATCTAGAAGTACAAACTCCTTACGAATGCTGGGTAGAAGGAACTAAGATATGCAAGTACATTGCTGACTTCCGGTACAAAGTAAATGGTGAGACAGTGGTAGAAGATACCAAGGGAGTACTCACTCAGGTATTTAAACTAAAGAAAAAATTAGTGGAAGCCCTGTACCCTGGAACAGTAATAGTCATAGTAAAGAACCCAAGAGCAGCCGTAATCCAAGAAAAGACAGCTTAAAAAGGAATGGTTGCCTCATCTTTAACCTCAACATAAGTTCCATCGAACTCATTCCTAACTGGCTCCATACTCTCAATCATCTTTAAATCAAACTTTGTTTTAGATAACTCACGCATCTCGCAACTGGTGTATCGATACTCGCCTCGTTTACTGGATATCACATTAAATATTGTCATGATGCCCACTCGGTAAGCGACTTCATCCTCATTACTTTTATCAGGAAGGTAATCAGCATTGACCAATGCAGGTATCCACAAATGATCATCACAACCAATGCGTTGTTCTTCATCAGTTAACGCTTTATTTCTGCGAGAGCAGTACCAAACGGCTCCATTACTTTCTACAACAGGTTTTGAATTTTTACAATTGCGACAGTTAACCGATTGTGGTAGTCGCCTTTTAAAATAAACGTCCTGATATACAGAGCTTTCGTTCTTAATACGCCAATCACTTTCAGATCTTGATGGAGGAGGAGGCGCGTCACTACATATTATTTTCTTGGCTTTCTCTTGAGCCTTCTCCCATATGACTGGATCAAACTCAATAATCTCAGAATAAATCTCGCTGTTATTTTTATTTACCACAACAACTAAAGCGTGTGTTAAACTCATTGAACCCATGTAGCAATGGATTTGCCAACGATAGGTTTCACTCCAACCCCCGTAATCTCTCTCTTTCTGGAGCTGCTTAAAGCGCTTATCGTTGGCACTTTTTACTTCCAATAAAACAATTCTTTCTTCATTAGGTTCTGGCAATACACCTTTAAGTATTCCGTCACAGGATCCAGAAAAATGTCCACCAAGAAGTGATGCACTAAATTGCTTGCCGTTCTCATCTTCACTAGCAACCGCAATGACCCCAGTCCTTCTAATGTCATCTACAACCTGGTCTTCGATGCGATTTCCTAGATCAAATAATCTAAGCATGCGCCCCTCAAAACTAGAATTAAGGCAGTGCCTGAATCCTAACCAAAGTTTTCTTTCATCGTCATCACCTATACCACTCATGCCTAAGTGACTACGGTATCGAGTCTCAAGCTCAACAATCTTCTCATCGATCTGTTCAAAAATTTGCGTTGATGACATTCCAGTACTTACCCTCTTTTCTGACTACTATTTCACGGATACTATCAAATACCCCATCATTAATTAGTTCGACAGCTTCATGAACTGTATCGGGCTCACAACCCTTTTCTCTAGCTAATCTATTCCATTTGCTTTGGGCTGCGAGCCCAGCCTTGCCAGACATGCCAATCATTAATGGCAAACTGTAAGGATAATAACTGTCATAAGTCATGAACTTAACTTTGCAGTAAAGGTTACCGTTAGCTGATACAGTAGCTTCAGCCATGACATTGCTTACCTGTCTAGTTTCTTCTTTAACTTGAGCTTCTTTTAATTCATCCGAAAGAACATAACCTTGAGCAGCTTCATGGGAAGTCGCTACATCTTTATCACTTGTCTCTTTATTAAGCTCTATTTCTTCTTCTTCCATGGGCGCTGGCTTAGGCTTGGCATCTCCGCACTCTAAACAAACCTTTTCATCCCAATCATTTACCCTGAGACAAGAATCACAGATCCATATCTTGTCTCTCTCTTCTTGGTCTTCAGATACAGCAGATGGTTTTGCAGTGTCTATGCAGCCATGACGTTGCATGTTCTCGCCATAGTCCAACAGTAAACAATCTGTCTTATCTCCCCACGTTCTCATGCCTCGACCACAAATCTGAACATACAAACCTAATGACTTTGTGGGCCTCAACACTACGACACAATCTGTTCTTGGTGCATCCCAGCCTTCAGTGAGCACGGCTACATTACACAATACATTTATCTTTCCTGACTCGAAGTCTTTAAGTATTTGTTTGCGTTCTGCTCCTGGGGTTTCCGCTGTAATAGCTTCCGCTTTGATGCCGCTCTCTTTAAGATACATACACATTTTGTATGCATGAGCGACAGTCACACAAAAGAAAACAGAACTGGTTCTCCCTTTACTGAATGCCTTCTCAACCCAATCATCTATGATTGAAACAATGGTTTGATCCTCCATGGCAATCAACTCAAGGTCTGACTCTCTGTAGTCTCCACCTTTAAACTTTACTCTGGCGCTTGAAGCATCAATAACAGCACTGTCAGCTACTGCAAATGCTGAAAGTCTGCACAAGTAACCTTGCTCGATAAGATCTGGAATCGTTACCTGATGTGCTACACCACCGAAATAGTGATCCTCCATGCCATAGATATATCCTTGCCCCATTCTGTATGGCGTAGCAGTAACACCCATGACATATGGATCTCCTATCTCTTCTAGGTGACTAAGGATCTTTCTATATCTAGTGCTCTTATCAGGAGCTACATGATGCGCCTCATCGATCACAACCAGATCAAATGGTTCGCATGCTAATAATCTTTTCTTTGATGCAAGAGTATCTCTACTTGCTATAACAATAGGAGCCGTTGCATCGTATTCATTCAAGCTTGCAGCCATCACACTGCAAGGAGCGCACGGCCAAACACTAAGTAATTTGTCTCTGGCCTGACTAACTAACTCCTGTCTGTGAGCTAGTATCAAAAATCTTTTCTTTGGATTGAGTTTAAATAAATCCTTTATCAGAGTGGCAAAGACTATGGTCTTTCCGCTACCTGTTGGTAAAACCAATACTGGCTTGGATACCTGAGTACCAAACCAGTATTTAATTTTATCAATGGATTCTTTCTGGTATTCGCGTAACTGCATTTAACTCTGCCTTGTGTAACCCAACGTATACATTCATCCAATACTCCAATGCCCATGAAGAGAGATCAGGTTTATCTAACACTCTCATTACAGATTGTTTTTTTCTTTCGTAGCTCATAAACACCTCTCAATGTCTAATAACTTTAGCTTCTTCCTCCTTCTCCATTAAAAACTTTGAATGAATAATTTGCTTTTTAATTTGTTCTATATTTTCATCAATTGTTTTTACTGAGAAAAAAGAATAAAGATAAGAGATAGAAAACGTCATCATCATGGTAGCCAAAGACTCTGCATCGGCTCCCTCTTCAACTATTGCATCAAAGTATCCAATAACATTTTCAAACAATACCGCTTCTTCTTCGCTTGCATCCACATCTACATCAATGTCCATACTTCCTCCGAATTACTCGAATTAAATCATTAGGGAGGATTCGGTCGATAAAGTAATCGACCTCATCCTTGTCAGCATCAAAGAAAACCTGCCGAAATTCTTTTTTGCCTACCCTAAATACTACTTCAATTACTTCGACCACTGGGCATTGAATTGAGCATTACCATTTGGTATCTGTTCCTGCTGCACAGCTTGAGGATTTGCTGTGGGCTGTACAGGTTGAACAGGCTGCTGCTGCATTTGTGGTGCTTGTTGCTGTTGAGGTTTCAAGAAACTCTTGACCTTGTTCTGTGGGCCGTATCCATTAGAACCTGGGTCAATGGATATGTTCGCTTGAAATCTACGATTCATGGCGCTGTTAATCAAAGGCTGTGACACCTCCTGATCCCCAGACAACCCACTGGAAATGATCCAAGACTTGAGCCTTCCATAAGCAACAGGCTGTCCCTTAACATAGTTTTCAAAGATCTTTCGACCAGCAAACTGAGGACCAGTTACCGTGTACTCAACCTTCAACATTTGATTACCAGCAGAAGAAACCTTTTCTTCGTAAGCAGTAGCTTCTAAAGTGTATTCACCTTCTGGTATTGGGGTGTAGTCCCCAGTTTCCTCTACCTGAGAGAGATTAGTTCCATCGAAAAAACTCATACGGCCTCCTTGACTATATCTTGAGTATTAGATTTGTTAGATAACGCAGCAGTGTAATGCGTATAGAAAGACTCCCAGCTAAAATCAATTTTATCTGGTAACTCGATACGCGACTTTGCGTCATATGCAGCAGCAAACTTAGTGAACAATGCACGATTACCGAATGAGACTGCTCTCGCTTTGTTCGACCCTTCCTTCACCGTATTGGTTTCGTAGGATGCGAAGAAGTTGAAATCAACCCAATCTTTAATTAAAGCGTTGACACCTTTCGGGCAGCGCATGGTCCATCTATCGTAGGGTTCGCGTTCAGGATCGTTGAATGTCTTCTCTTGTACATGAGACAAAAGAATTACATTGATCCCTTTACGAATGCAAAAATCAAAGCCATCTAATAATTTTTGCCAGTACTCCTTTTCAGCAGTAAAGCCCTTCCCAAAGCCTGGAGTTTCAATGCTCTTCCATCCGTTCTGCTCACAAGCATGTTGCTGACAGAGAGAAGAAGCTCTATCTGTAGTATCAAGAACAACCGTTTTATAGTTGTGCTCT